CGTGGCTGCCCGACACCGACGCCATGCTGCCGCGGGTCGGCCTCGATGGCTGCGTATTCAAGAAGGTCTATCACGACCCGATCACCCGCAAGCCGATCTCGCGCGCGGTGTATGGCGAGGATCTGATCGTCCGCAACAATGCGACCTCGCTCTATGACGCCGGCCGCATCACCCACCGCACCTTCCTGTCGAAAACCGTGATGCGGCGGATGCAGCTGGTCGGCGCCTATCGCGACATCGAGATCGGCGAGCCAGGCTGGCCGGACAAGACCGCGCCGGAACTGCAGACCGAGACCATCTCGGGGGTGCGCAAGAACGAAGGCTCGGATCGCGAGGATCGCGATTACGAGGTCTACGAGTGCTATTGCGAACTCGACCTGCCAGGGTTCGAGCACCAGACCGACGGCTCGGATGACGGGCTCGCCATCCCCTACAAGGTGACGATCGTCAAAGAGACGCGCCAGGTGCTCGAAATTCGACGCAACTGGAACGAGGACGACGAACTCTGCCTGCCGAAGACCCATTTCGTGCAGTTCCCGTTCATCCGCGGCTTCGGCTTCTACGGCATCGGCCTCTCCCATCTGCTCGGCAATCTGACCAACGGCATCACTGCCGCCTGGCGCGAGTTCATCGATGCTGGCATGTTCGCCAACTTCCCTGGGCTGTTGGTCGCCAAGGGGGCAGGCCGCCAGAACAACAACATCTTCCGCGTTCCTCCCGGCGGGGCGGCTGAGGTTGAGACTGGCGGCCTGCCGATCCAGCAAGTCGCGATGGGGATGCCGTACAAATCGCCGGATGCGGTGTTCGTCGGCTTCGTGCAATCGCTCAATCAGGAAGGCCAGCGGCTCGGCGGCACTGCCGAAGTGATGGTCGGCGAAGGCCGCGCCGACGCGCCGGTCGGCACCACGCTGGCGCTGATCGAGCAGGCGATCAAGCCGCTGATGGCGACCCACAAGCGGCTGTGCGCGGCGCAATCGGACGAATTGCAGCTGTTGGTCGAGCGCTTCCGCGAAGACCCGATGGCGTTCATCCGCGCATCGCAGCAATCGAAGCCGAAAAAGAAGCCGAACGCCCAGCAGCCGTCCGGCGTGTCATGGGACGAGAACCTGTTCCTGCAGGCGATCAACGAGAACCAGATCGTCACCCGCGCCGATCCCAACACCGCGAGCCACCTGCAACGGATGCTGCGCAATGCGGCGCTCTATCAGATGGCCAAGGACGATCCGGCGAGCTTCAACGTGACCCAGGTGCGCACCATCTGCATCCGCGGCATCGGCTTCGCCAACCCGCAGCAATTCCTCAACCAGAACCCGAGCGGCCCGCCGCCTGATCCGAAAGCGATCGCCGCCCAGACCTCGGCCGAGGCCGATATGATCGACGCGCAATCGAAAGCGCAGCAGATTCAGCACCAAATCTCGCAAAGCTCGGTCGAGGATCAGAATCGCGATCAGGACCGGCAGGCCAAGCTCGCCGTCGCCAACGCCGGCATCCAGAAAGAGAAGATCGTCGCCGCGGCGCAGCTCGACCACGACAAGGTCAGCGGCTCGCAGAAGCTGCTGTCCGATCAGGTCAAGAGCCATCTCGACCGGCAGGCCGACGCGCAGCAGCAATCGGCCGATCAGATGCATGACATGCGCATGCAATCGATCAAGCAGAGCCATGAGCAGCAGCAGCAAGTCGGCCAGCAGACCCACGAACGGATGATGGGCGCGCTCTACAAGCCGATGCCAGGCGCCTCCGCGCCGCAGCAACCCCATCCCGGCTTCAACGCGGGCTGACCATGCCCGATCCGGTTCCTTACGATTCCTCGACGATCGGATCATCGCCGTTCGCCGGCCAGGCGGTCGGGCCGGATAGCCCGACCCGCTTCTCCGATATGGTCGGGCAGGGCTTCGAGCAGGGCGCCGACTATCTCGGCGCGCCGATGTCGGTGGTGCGCTCGGCCGGCGATATCGGCCGCAGCTTCGCCGGGATGTCCGGCCTCGATCTGCCGGCTGATGTCTCCGACGCGGCGAATTACGCCAAGCAGGGCGCCTATAGCCAGGCGGCGCTGTCGGCCGCGACCCCGTTGGCGGCGATGGCGCTCGGGCCGATGGCCAAAGGGGCCGCGCCGGAGATCGCCCCGGCGATGCGCAATCCAGGCTCGCCCGGGTTCTATTCGCATGGCGCCTATCTCGCTTCGCAGCTGCCGCAGGAGACCGGCACGGTCGGCCAGTTCGTCGGCGCGCTGCAAAAGCAGGGGCTCAAGCCGGCCGAACTGGAGCATTCCGGCCTCGGCGCGCTCGATCCGTCGCTGCCGGCGACCCGATCCGGCCTGGTCGATCTGTTCCAGAACAACATGCCGAAGATTCAGGAGACGACCTACGGCGCGATGACCGATGCCGGCATCAGCGCGCGCGCCGAGCAGATGGCGAACGAGCAATATGGCCGGCCTCTGGCGCAGCTGGACGGGGACACCCAGAACCGTCTAGCGCTCAACGCCACGATCGATGTGCACGGCAGCTCCTGGCCCGACGTCTGGGCGGCGAACGCTGCGAAATACCAAGAGCACATCATGCCGGGCGCGGACAGCTATCGCGAGCTGTTGCTGCACTCGCCTCCGAGCGGCGTGGACCCCAATGCGGCGGCCGAGGCAGAAGCCAGGCGGTTTTCGGCCAACCTCGGTGAAGACTGGGATCAGATCCCACCCGCAGGGCAAATGATCCGCATCAATAACGCCCGCGATGCGCTCAATGACAGTCCGGACACCTTCGCTGGCGCCTACCGGTCGTCGCATTGGGACGTGCCGAACGTCGTCGCCCACCTCAGGATGAGCGATCGCACCGGAGCAGACGGGCAGAAACTCCTGCATGTCGATGAATTGCAGAGCGACTGGGGGCAGGCGGCGCGCTCCGCCGGAGTCGATGACGGCGGCGCGCCGCCCGTTCCGGCCGGCCCGTTCATCGGCTCGACCCCCGGCTGGACAGATCTCGGGCTCAAGCGCGCGCTGACCGAAGCCGCGCAGGGCGGCTATGACGGACTGAGCTGGACCGGCGGCGCCGATCAGGCGAGGATTTACGGCGTCGATCCAGCCACCGGCGAAAGAACCGGACATGTCGATCCGAAAATGTTGGCCGGGATGCAGGGCTATTACGACACTATCCTGCCGTCGCGCCTGAAGGGGATCGTCAAGCCGCTCGACCCGAGCGCCAAGATCGGAACCGTCTCGACGGCGTTCGGCGGAACCTTCCCCCATCTGCCGATCACGCCGCTGATGCGCGAGCGCATCCTCCGCGGCTTGCCGCAATATGCCGACGGCGGCGGTGTCGACGACGACTCGGCCTATGAACCCGGCGGCGGCAATCCGGCCCCGGCGCTCGACCCGCAGGATCGCGACGCCGTTATCCGCACCGTCGCCGGAGAAGCAGGCGGCGAGCCGCCGCTCGGTCAGGCCGCGGTGGCGCATACGATCTTCAACCGCGCCGCCGCCGGCGGCTATGGCGAGGGCATCACCGGTGTCGTGCAAGCGCCGGTCAAGCCAGGCTCAGCCTACCACCAGTTCTCGGTATGGAACGCGCCGGGGATGCAGGATTCGAGCGCCACGGCGCGCAATCTCAGCCCATCCGACCCGCTCTATAACCGCATCGGCTCGATCGTCGATCAGGCTTATTCCGGCGCGATCGCCGACCCGACCAACGGCGCCACCCATTATTACGCCCCGCGCTCGATGCCGGGAGGCAGAGCGCCGCTCTGGGCGGCAGCGCTGGCGGCACAGAACCAGATCCAGATCGGCAACCAGATCTTCGTCGGCGGCTCGACCGGCCCGGGGCAGACCTTGCCGAGCCAGATCGCCGGCGGCTATGCCGACGAGGGGATCGGCGCCACCTGATCCTCTTCCGTTTTTGTGCAATTCTGAGTAGCGTCGCGCGCGAGGCCCCTCCCAAGGAGGACGAGAAGCGATGTCCGCCAGCCCGAAAGACTTCACCAACGCCAAGCTCTCCAAGATGGGTCTCGCGTCCGGCGCGATCGATAGCGACAAGGGCACGATGTTCGACGATCACGGGATAAAGGCCTCCGGATCGAGCCAGGTCGGTCGCTTCAATCGCCGCCACGGCGGCTCGGTTCAGGGCGCAGGCCGCAAGGGCAATCTCGGTCGTCCCGGCCGCGCCACCGGCGGCGCGGTCAGCGGCACGCTGCACCGCACGTTGCGCACCGACCGCGAGATGGCGCACGACGAAAATCTCGATGTGCCGCCCGGC